TCAATTACGTTATCGTTTTTATCCTTTTTCCATTTGTAAGACATAAACTCCCTTCTTAGGTTTTTGCTATTGTAGTGCAAGTTTATTGGATAAGATTTCATTTTTACTATTCCTGCCCATACATCCTTTTGTGCTGGTTTAATATTAAATCCTTGTCGGTAAAGTTCCTCAATAGATTTAGGCTCGGCTGCATCCGCATAGATTGTGGCTCGTTCTGGTAGTTTCTCTTTAATCAATCTTGATAGGTCGCTAAGAGTCAATCCGCTTTGATAAACTATTTCCTCAAAGTAGTTTTGTCCTTCATAGTGCGTAACCTTAACTAAAGCAGCTGGGTGAACATAACCAAAGTCCAATCCATAGAATACATCCCCATCTGGTGCTTCGTCATATTGTTTCCATTGAGTATAAATAATTTCCTTTGCCGACCCTCGTTCCCCTAAGCCATAAACCTTCCACATAAAGTCATCCGGTAAATCTTTGTATTGCTCAATGTTTTTTATTTGGCTTTCGCTAAGGTTACTTATGTTGTTTAGATAGGTAGAATGGATGCGTTTGTTATTTGGATTGTCTGCTACTTCATATACCCAAGAAATAAAGTCGGCTGGATTCCAGTCTAAAAATGCTTGTCCAGTTGTACGAATTAAAAGCTGGTCAAACAAAGCCTTGCTAATTAGGTTTGCCTCGTTTACGAATAGTATATCCCTTGCTGGTCCTTTTGCTTTGTCTGGGTCTTCAAGTCCAAATAACTCAATGTATGAGCCGTTCTTAAACGTATAAATAAAATCCGTGTATCGGAAATCCTTTTCATCCCAAATGTTCCATTGCTCCAATATGTTTTTAAAATCCCTATAAACTCCTCGCTTAATATGTGGTAGAGAATGAGATACGCACGAAATCCTTGTATTAGGCTTGGTTAAAGCAATGTGGATTAATAACTGAACAACTGAATAGCTTTTACTTGACCTTGACCCACCTTCATTGCATATAATCGGATAACCATCCTCGTATGCCTTTTTATTGGCATAAAAGACTGGAGTAGCCTTAATCTTTAATTGGTTGACAATCTGCATCTGGTTCTATTGTGATTTGCACATTACCCTTTATGTCAGCGGTTATGTCGGTTGTTTGTTTAGGTCTGCCCTCTAATCTATCCAAAAGGATTTCATAAGCCTTTAAATCGCCCTTTCTCGCCTTTGCTATGATTTGCATATCTAATTGCTCGGCTATTGTAAACTCCTCATCTTCGCCTGTTACCGGATTTCGCACCTTAGTAACCAACTCCAATAAACGCAAAAGCCTTGTCTTGCTATTAGGAACACCTTTACCCCTTCCCTTTGGGTTTCTTACTTCCCCCTTTTGTGCTGGTATTAAATTATGCTCATTTGCCATATCTTCTTAATTTCTTCTAATTATTACAAAGCTACTCCGTTCTTCTTGATAATCAAGGTTGGGTCAAGTTTTTTCATTCTATCTATAATCACTTGGCAGTATTTTGGGTCTAATTCCATACCATAGCATTTGCGTTTAAGTTGATGCGAAGCTACCATTGTTGAACCAGAACCTAAGAAGAAATCAAATACTAAACTATTTTCGTTTGAACTAATCTTCATTTCATTTGCAATTAATTCTATTGGTTTCATTGTTGGATGCAATCCTGTTTCTCTACCAAACTCCAAACACCTTGAATAGTTTACATCCTTTAATCCATTATTCCATATAGCAGACTTTCTAAATAGAAGTAAATATTCTATATCTGGTCTATGTGAATCCCCAATTGGAATGGCATTTGGCTTTTTCCATATTAGAACATTAAATGAATAACCACTATCTCTTGCCCATACTAAATAATCTGGTAATAATTCCTTGTTGCAAAATATGTATGCGTTTAATTTATTTTTATCAAATATCAATGGCAATACTTGTAAAAATTCAGTTGGTTCAAAGTTTGCTATAAATTCTATATCTTTCCCTTGCTTTTTCAATCCTTGCCCAATATTTCCCTTACATCCTCCTTCAGTTTCTATTTTATAAGGTGGGTCAGTAAATACCATATCTGCCTTTTGTCCGTTCATTAGCTTTGCCACTTGGTCGCTATCTGTACTATCTCCACAAAGTAATCTGTGTTGTCCTATCTCAAATAAATCGCCTAATACTATATCCGTTTCAACTCCGCCATCTGGAACGGCAAAGTTATCTTCTTCAGCCTCTAATACGTTTGCATCAAAATTTGGTATGTCTAAACCCCATTCAGTAAGTAATTGCTCATCCCAATTATTGGCTAAGTCATCCCAATCCCATTCACCATATCCTACGTTATCTTTAACTATAAATTCCTTCTTTTGTTCTTCGGTTAGTTCTTTAGCTTGTTTTACAGGTACATCTGTAAGTCCAGCTTCAATACAAGCCTTAAGCCTCATATTTCCACCTAATACAATATTGTTTTCATCTATTACAATTGGTCTAAGTTCAAGCATTTGTGGAAAGTCTTGGATTGACTTAACCAGCTTTTTAAACTTGTCATCTTTAATAATTCTTGGGTTGCTTGGATTTGGTTTGATTTCGTTGATGTTCATTATATCATTTTTTCTTTTATGCATTTACTACAGTACCATAATTGATGCCCGCTATGTTCACTTGTATAGTATAACTCATATGTATGACCGCTAAAAGAACAAAACAATTCATTCCAAAACTTTTGAAACTTCCATTTTCTTAGATATTTCTTTAATGCTTTTCGTTCCTGTTTCTCATTTGGTGTCATATTATCGGTTTTTTGTTGGTGTTCGTATTGATGGCATTTGTATAATTGGCTTCTTTTTGATTTGCTCAAATCCTACAAAATTGCCACACTTATTGCACTTAAATTGAATCGTAGTTAGCTCATTTTCCCAAGCATATCCTTCAACTATGGATTTGCACTTACAGGTGTAAATTCTTTTACTTAAAGTGTTTTTCATCGCCCTTGTCTGTTATATGGTTTAACTGCCTTGTCCTTTGGACCAGATGTCTTTTTGTACTTACCACACTTTCTTTTGCCAAAGCTAACTTTGTTATTGCTGCTTACTTTTGCCATAATTGTTTATTAAATCTGCCATAAAATCAAATCTTTGTTCTTGTGTTTCGCCAAATACATAATGCGTAATACCATCAATCTCAAAAACATAGCAAGGATAACCTGCTATTTCTTGCTCTTTGCACGTTTCAAATATGTTACTTGTATCTGTCAATTAATTCGTTTAATTCAGTTCTTGTCCATTTCTTTAGCCTATTGTTTACCGCCTCAAACTCCAATTCTTTAACCGCTTTTTCTCCTATTCTTTCTACAAGTCCGATTCGGTACATTGCTTGGTTGCCGTGTTTAAACATATTACATCCAGCACATTGTAAATGGATGTTCCATTCGTTAAACCTTAAAGCCGAATAACCTTTAACAGTAAAGTAGTGTCCAGCTTGATTACCATTGTAGCTTCCGCAACTAATACAAGGCAATCCTTCATCTCGTTTCCTTATGTACGCATTAACTACCTTTTGGGTCTTTTCTAACAACTTTGGCAAAGGTATCAATGGCATAATACAAAATTAGGGTTTAACTTGTACAAGAACAAGAATATGCAGAATTTAGTTCGTTTAGGTCTTGACCTTTGAATAGATCATTTTGTGCCAACATTAAAAGATGCTTGTAAGTTGTATCTTGAAAGTATGTATGCCCATTGCCAAATTCCTTACTCATTTCCTCATCTTCAATCCATTCCTTTGCTAACTCTGGATAGCTACGCATAATATTTACTATTGCGTTTTTGCCTTTAAGGAAGCATAAAGTACAATTTCCTAAAATAGCTGGGATTTCCAAAGTGTAAGGCTTTTTACTCCAATAGTCATTTACTTGTGCTTTGTCTATGCCTTGTTCGTATAAAGGGAACTTTGGGTGGATATAAGCCTGTCTTTTTTCATATCCTTTAACTCTACGTTCCTCATCTGCTCTAAAACCTACAAGCCATTCGTAGTTTTGTTTGCCGTGATTTGCCCTTAACCATCTTTTAGCAGTCTTTATCTTTAGTTCAATCGTGCATTCCCTTTTAACTCTATTTGGTATTAGTTTCCATTTCTTTTTTTCTAACATACCCCTAAAACCACCTTCAAACATTACCCTAATAATTGGAATGCCTTCGTGTGCCTCAAAGTCATTAATAAACTTGTAAGTCTTAGGATGCTCCCTTCCTGTATCAGCAAATATTACTAAATCGCCTTCACGATAATTTAAAATAGTCATTAAGGCACTTGTTTTGCCACCGCTAAAGTTTATTACTCTTTTCATTTTTTTAGTCGCACAACACATAATCTATCGTTATGCTTGTATCTTTTTTTGTTTATTGGGTTCATATAGGTCATAATCGTTTTATAGTCAGTACCTAAAAACCTTATTGCTTTTGCTATTGACCTAAACCATATTTCCTCTTTTGTATCTAAATAAATTAATTTAACCTCAATGTTATTGTCTATTCCTGTCATCTCAATAATCGTTTTAATTCAAAGTATAAATGTGCCGTTAAATAAATACAACAAGCTAAAGGAACACTAATCAGCATAAACTTTAGCAATTCATAAATAAATGTTAATTGTTTCATAATTGGTTTTGTAAAAATAGGTACAAAGTATATCTTTTGCACTCGTTTTTGATAAATATTTCGTTATTTAATTTCTCTAAGTCTTTTGGTGTTTTAGCCATCACCTTGTAATGTGCTATTATCTTTTTCTTAATCTGGTCAGCCTTCTCTTGGCTTAGATTCTCTTTGTTTAGTTGCTTTCGTTTCCATAGTACATCAAAAGCCATTGTATTTAGCAATTCCCAGCCTCTTTTAGCCGACTTATTCCAATTTTCGTATAATGCTTCAATAATTTCATCATCGTTGATTTTTGGCACTTCTACTGGTTGCGGTTCTACATAGGTCTTTTGTCTTACTTGCAAAGCTATCGGCTTATACGCTGCCATCACATCCCCAAAGAATTTAGGGGTAAACATAATCGCTTTGTCAACTGATAATTTCCCCATTGCGTAAAGTTCAAAAGCTACTCCAAGTTCCTTTAGTTTGAAGTTTCCATAGTTCTTAATTACAAATTCGCATAAAAACTGAAATAACTCTATTGTAGGTGTTTGACATCCGCTTAAAGCAATACAGGTTTTTAAATGCTCTTTTACCTCAATAGGTGAGCATCTGCTAACACTCATTGTATCTAAAGCAACCACAACCTTTAATTCATCTGGTTCAAGTTTAGTGTAAATTTCTAAGGGCATCCCATTCTCTCTCACTAAAACTTGGTTTGTGATTGTTGCTAATTCCTGTTGCATTTGTTTCGTTTTTAAGTGCAAAAAAACCTTTCCAGCCTTTTGCTAATGATTGTTCAATTATTTGTAGTGCAATTTGTTCATCTCCATTTGATAGTTTTACCAAGTCTTTTAAAGCTGCTTGTTCGCTTTGTGGTGTAGCGTATGTAAACTTAAATTGTTTTCTTTTAAATTCCTTCCACATTTCCCAATAATTTAAAAATTCTTCGCTTTCAAATGGCATTATTACCATTACCTTAACCTTATCCTTAACCATTACCTTATCCATAACCATATCCTTGTCCCCTTGCAAGGGGCTTGTATGGGGCTTATAGTTATCAATTTGTTCTTTATACCTTTCTAAATTTTTGATTATTCCAGTATGCGCTTTGTTGTTTTCACTTAAACCACTTGGATATTGAAACTCAATAAAACTTGGAATAAACCATTTAGTATTATTTTCTAATGGTATTATCTTATCCCCAAAATATTCTAATGCTTTTTGTTCATCTAACTTTTCGCCAATCCTTATTTGAGCAACTTCTATATCAACTTGCCATATACCAGAATGGTCGCAGTCATCACAAACATATAACCAAAGCAGCTTATAAGGGGCTTTTAAAGACCTAATAAAAGGCTTTTTCCATTTTTCTGTATCAGTAAATCTTTTAGCCATTGTGTTGAGTATTATATTTTGGTCTAATATTTTTAATTAATTCAATTTCATAATTTATATAATCTTCAGTTTCTTTAAAATAGAAAAATATATGATTGTAAATTTTTAATAAATGCCTTTTTACTTCGTGTCTTTCCCTTCTTTGATTTAAATTAATAGAACTTCCAACATATAATATGTTTGGATTAATTTCTAATCTTTCATAATCAATTAGATTTTCAAAATAGACCAACAAATAAACTCCAGCTTTTTTGGGAACAGATGAATAATTAGTACCATAAGTATTAGGAGTTTTCCAATCAATCTCTTTAATACTTAAATTTTCATTTTTAAATAAATAAACTTCCATAAAATAAAATAGCCCGCAGATTTGCTGGTAGTACGAGTACCAACGCCTCCTTGGGCAAAAAGTTTTTAATTAGAATCTCGTACATTCTATTGCAAATATAATCAATTAACCGAATATTGTGCTATTTGCTTCTTATTTTTTAGCTTAACAATGGTTGTTTTTATGTTCATACCATCGTTTCTAAGGTCTGCTATTCGTGCTGCTAATCTAAAGCATCCGAACTTGTTTAAAGCATCAATAGGGGTTAATTTTCTACCTGCATTTAGGTAGTTTGCGATTTGTTGGTTTTGGCTCATAGTTGTAGGTTTTAAATTTGCGCTTTACGTTATCGCCCAACGTGGGGGTTAATATCAGAAGGGCAAGTCATCCTCGCTTTCTTGTTGGTTTACGGCAAATTCTTTTTTAGCAGTTGGAGCATTATAAGAAACTTGCTTACCTCTACCACAGTAGTTTTTCTTAGCCTTTTCTGCTCTCTCATCAGCGGATTGGTTGTTCCATACTGTGTGAGTGTTTCCTTTTTCATCTGGTTGCTTTAAAAAGTCGGTAGCTACGTTTGCGTAGTGTTTGCCGTTTTTAGCTTCTTTCCAATTAATTTCCTCTTTGCAAATGTTTAATACAATCATTGTTTTTAGTTTTCGTGTTTATTTAATTGTTCTTGTTCTAATGCTATTTCGTTTTGTCTATCTTGTTCTAATTCTTCCTCATCTTCTTCTTCCTCCCAATCGCAATGTTCTAAACAATCAGGGCAAATGTCTATTTCTTCCATTGTGGTATGTGCGCCGCAGCAAGTTGAATAAGGCATAATTAATGGTTTAAATAGTTTTCAAATACTTCAAATTTATCAGCTAACATTTGATAAGGAACGTAATCCCTTTTAGGTTGATCTAATAACTCTGGGAAGTGTTTTTGTTTATGTAGTTTAAGTTTATACTTAGCTAAATTTAATTGATGAATCATTTCACTTGCGTTTTGTGG